AAATGAAAAACAAATAAATCTAAGCATATTGGAAGGCTTATTGCATAAGGTTAGGAGCAGTGCGGACACGGAGAGAGTGTTCATGTTCGTACATTTCCATCGTTTTAGCGTGGTGGGGTACATAATCCGGGTCATTAATAAAATGAGCGTAATTCCATTTTGGAGCGAATCCAAGTGGACCATGGTAGTGGTTCAAAAGATTGTGGATTTCGTGAATAGAAGGGAAGCGTGTTAGGTCGAAAGTCTGGATTTGTTCATCTAGACCAAAGATAACGGAGGAGGGGATCCATCGTCGTGCTTTTTCGAGCGCTTCATCAGTCATTTTCATGAATGGAAGGTACATGTAGTATACATCGTTACAAAACCGGTGAAAGGTGCGGTCTTGGCCGCAGGCGGCGTAAGCGATGCCAATGGCGCGCATGGACATAGTTTCGAGAAGTTTTTTCTCTGAAAGAACGTGTTCGGGATAGCAGAGTTGAGCTACTAGTTTTCCGAGGGGGCGGCGTGGTTTGCCAAAGTTGCATGTGTAGGATAGTGTTTCGAGCTTGTTGCGTAGAGAGGTAATGACAGATTTTGTCTTGGAAAGAACCATGTGGTATCGTTCTAGACAGTAAGTCTCCATGAAGGAGATGAACTTGTTCATTCGACCATAGGGCCAATTAGTCATAGCGGAGTTGTCGTCGCCAAGTACTAAAAGTACGATTTGGACAATTTCTTCGTCGGTAAAACCGAATTCTATCATCGAGTCGATGAGTAGGTAAAGATTGCCAAAAGAGTCGAGGAACTGAGTGTTGAAGAGACCAGAAGGTACTCCAGCGCATGTTCGTCTGTAAGCATAACCGTCAGCAGAAACGAAAGTCATATTATTGTACCATAAGTGGAGAAAGTGTAAGAGATTGTCCATCTTTTTGTACATAGAATGTTCGTCTAAGTCGGGGTAAGTGGGGTATTCATAAGTTGCAGCATAACCATCTGAAATGATGATCTTCGAGCGAAGGTAGTCAGTATAGTATACATCTGTGATGATGCGAGGTAATCGTTGGTCATATCCGGACCAGTCAATGGTAAAGAATGTGCGATATTGTCTCGATATTTGTTCGAGTAACATGTTGGAACCGCGAAGGGTTTCGAGTCCATACATAATGCAGCAAGAGGGCTTGCGTGCTTGAACGGTGGCAGGGAATGTCAGCATAAGTTCGATGATGAGGAAGATGTCATCAACGGCGTATACGGGTCGGACTTTAAGGGTGCCGTCTCTGTCTGAGATGTGGTTGCGTGTGAATAGTAACGTAGGGTAAGAGTTGAAGAAGTCGTTATCAGCGTCGATGATCTGTTGGATCTGTTCGTCGGTGTAGTCGTTATCTTCAGACATGAATTTCAGGTTGAAGGGAACACCTGAATCTTTGATGTGGTGAATGATCGTGCGAGCATTTTCGTAAGTGGCATTATAGAAATAGCCTTTTGAAGTGGGCTTTTGTGCATAAAGGTCGGGGCGAGAATACTTGGAATGGGATTTTACATTAAAGGAATGTCGGTTGTGATAGCCTGTTCCAGTGTGAAGGGGCAGTTTGCAGTATTGTGTATCTACAAAATGAAGAGGTTGGAAGGGAGTGATATCTAAGAAATGGTCAATCAGTGTGAGGACGTGTTTTTTACGTTCGGGATCGAGAGGAGCGGATGGCTCTTGTGCTTTGTTGAAGTCACGAAATGTAGCGTCAGTGGTTCCGGCGGGTCGGCAATATTTGTCGAGGTAGGCTCGGTATTGAGGATACTTGTTATCGATGAGCGTTGTGATCATATGATGGGGAGGTAGACCGAGGTCGATGTCTCCAGGTAGGTATGATTCAGCGGCGTCTGTTACGGAATCGGGATTTAGTTCGCGAGTTGTCTCGGGGTTTGCGGAAATGATTCGGCCTTTGTGGAAATAGGCAGGAACGGGGAGAATTCCGGTGGCTGGGATGCGATTATCAGGTAGTGGTTTCGGATTCGAGAGGGGTTCGTATAGTTCGAAGGCTTCTTGATTTCTTGCGTTTGATAGTTCGTATGACGTTTTGAGTTGGTCAAATTCGGACTGTAGAATCTGGGATTTGTGTGATTCGGCGGCAGGATGGTGAAACGAGGATAAATGGCGTCGTGTGTCAGCGTCTTGAGTGCGGGACAGGATTGCAGAGGGATCTTCGTTGAATTTTTGAAAATTTTTCCATTCATTTCGGATGCGGGCAGTGCGTTCTTGAAGGTAGTCACGGATTGCGTTGAAAGGCATTGTGGGTACGTTGTGAGGAAGGGTAGTTGAATGTGAATTCTGGATGTTCAGGGATTGCGGTAGCAAGTTTCGG